CATGCGTATTACTATGTATTGATTTAAAAAAAGAACTAACATTATATTTTTTTACACCAAAAGTTCAGAAAACTGAAACAAAATAACCACAACCCGATACTAAAAAGAAAGAAGGTGAGAATATGGAAGAAATAAAATCAAGATATTATACAGTACAACAAATTAAACAACTAGAAGGATGCGGAAAAGATAAGGCTTATGAAATAGCGAATGAATTACCGCATGAAAACAGAGGAAAAAAAATATATGTATTTGCAGAAGATTATGACAATTATTATCAACAAAAAAGAGAAAGAGCACTTGAAGAAAAAGGAATGCTAAATAAAAGAAAATCTAATATTTATCAGATTAGAAAATTTAGTTAGAAAGAAGGTGAAAACAAATGAAAAGAAGTTGGAAAAATTTTAGAATAGACAAAAGCAAAGTCTATATGAGATTAGGACAAGCAGTAGCATATACATCAATGTGGTTAGCAGGAGTAACATTTTGTTACTGGATGTTCTTACAGGGAATGACATACTAGGAGGAAAAGATGACAAAAAAACGTGAAAAAGAATTAAAAAAATATGGAATAAGTAATCATGAAATTAAAGAAGCAAAAGAACAAAATAAAAAAGAAAAAGTATTACTTATGATAGCAATACTTAATTGGTTAAATGCAATATTAATGTTGATTATTTTATTATTTGATTTCTATCTATTTTAAAATTAAATTTAAATTTTTTGGATTTTGGAACTGCATTAATAATGATGAAAAGCAAAATGCACTTAAGGAACTGGCTAGACAAATAATTTAAGAAAGGAAGTGAAAACAAATGAATGAAACAAAAATATTAGAGTTTTTTGAAGGTTCAATGTGCTTTTTAAAAAAAGAAAATGCATCAAAATTAGCTAACATTGTAAACGAATTAGATAAATTAACTTATAATGATGCATTAAACTTGTTAGAAAATGCAAAGTTTGTACTTAACAATTCTAAGATTAGTTTGTGTTAGGCAAAGTTTTTTTAATAATTTTTTTGGCGTGTAAATAATAGGTTAATAAATCAGAGACCATTAGGTTAAAACCATTAGTATTTAATCTGTACTTATCGGTATTAAATTGAATTTGATATTTAGCAGAAGTTAATGCTAAATCATGTATCTCATTATCAGACATAATAATCACCACCTTTCGACAAAATTATAACATAGGTGGAAAATAAATCAAAGGAGGAAAACAAATGAAAAGAAAAGAAAAAGTATATGCATTTATAGGAAGAACAGTAGTATATAGCAGTTTATACATGGCAGCAATAGCGGGTACAGTATGGGCTTTTTGTCAAAATACGATTTATTAGGGGGAAAAATGAGAATATTTTTAATAATAATTATACTTGCTTATATTTTATATTCTATTAGAGAAATAATAGAAAATATAAAAAATATAAACAAGTATAGAAAAAAATCAAGAAATTTTAGACTTTAGCATTTCAATTTTTTCATTGTTTATATTT